TCTTTAATTAAGGAGATTATTCATGGCGCAAAGCTCAAACGGAATTCCCGCAACCAACAACACGTTTAATTCAATTACTCGTCAAGCAAAGTACGAGCCTTTTGATTTGCAAGTGGCTCGCGGTCAAGTTTACGGACATAGTGTCCTAAACATTTATGGATACCAAGCATCGGTAGGAACATCCTTTGTGCCTGTGTGGGAAGGTAATAGCTCTTACACTTTTCCATCATCTGCAATTCAAATGCACATTGTCAGCTCTGTTAATACTGGCGATGATAAGACGGCTACTTTTATTCTTATCAATGGCTTGGATGCAAACTACAACCAAATTTCTGAAACTATAAAGTTGAACGGAACGACTGCTGTGACTACAGTGAAATCGTACTTCCGTATCAACAGTATGTCAGTAACGGGCGGTGCACCTACAGGAAACATCACGCTAAAAGATACAACTGACACTACGTTGTATGCAGAAATTTTAGCTGGCAATGGCCGCACTTTGATGGGCATCTATACCGTCCCTGCGGGCTATACGTTTTATTTAAGCCGTATTGACATCAATACTAGCTTGAATGCTAATCCTGCTGGTTTTGCGACGTATCAAAATTACCAAACAACTAACACTGGTGTATCCACTGTTACGATCATTGCTCCGTTTACAAACAACTACCATACGCAACGGGTCATGCCCAGAGCTGTGGCGGAAAAAACGGACATCCAATTGCAAGCAAAAGCCAGTACCGGTACTGCGGCCTTAACGGTTTCGCAAGAGGGCTATTTGATTTTGAATGGTTAATCATGAGTACTCCAGCATGGCAACGCAAGGAAGGGAAGAATCCGAATGGCGGGCTAAACGCCAAAGGTCGTGCATCAGCCGCGAAGGAGGGGATGCATTTAAAGCGTCCGCAACCCGAGGGAGGCTCACGCAGGGATTCTTTTTGCGCACGAATGTCGGGGATGAAGAAAAAGTTGACGTCGTCAAAGACTGCCAACGATCCCAACAGTCGGATTAACAAAAGCCTTCGGGCTTGGAACTGTGCTGATGGCTGTGCCATCAGGGGGCACACAAAAGGAAGGGTTGTTTAATATGCCAAGCCATAGCGCAAAACAACACAAGTTTATGGAAGCAATTGCCCATAACAAGGCGTTTGCAAAGAAGGTAGGGGTTCCACAAACAGTGGGACAAGATTTTAGCAACGCCGACAAAGGCAAAACTTTTAAAGAAGGTGGAAACATGGAAAAGCACGAAATGCACTCACATCACATGAAGATGGCTCATCATCACTTGAAAGAAGCGATGAAGCATGGTGGCCACGTCAAGAAGATGGCTACTGGTGGAGTCACTGGTATGCATGGTGTAGAAGAGAAAAAGGGCATGACTACAGCCAAGATGGCCAAGGTCAAAGAAGGCGGTAACAAGCGTTTTGGCGAGCACTCAGTTCAAGAGCGCGGTCACACCAAAGGCATGGAGCCCAAAATGGCTGGTTCTACAACTGGTATGAAGCGTGGTGGTCACGCTAAACATCATCACAAGAAGTGAGGACATCATGCATAGCAAACACCACGAACATCACAAACACGTTCATCCTGCTGGACACGAGCATCCCCATGAGCACAAACACCATGTGCACCACATGAAGGAGCATCACGAAGGCAGTCATGTGCATCATCACCACCACTACAAAGAACACGCGGCTGGTCACGAGTTGCACCACCACGAGATCGAGCATTTGCACAAGCACCAAAAACACGATTAGGAGCACACCATGCCTATGATGCCAATGGCTAGACCAATGACTCGCCCAATGGGCGCACGTATGCCTGTTGCTCCTGCAATGGCCGCAGCACGTCCCGGTGGTATGAAAAAAGGTGGCACAGCACACCGCGCTTCTGAGCGTGCAGACGGCTGTTGCGAAAAAGGCAAGACCAAAGGTCACATCGTAATGTGTGGCGGTGGGATGGCCAAAAAATGATTGCCAGCCGTGGTATGGGCGACATCAACCCGTCTAAGATGCCGGGTAAAAAGATTATCAAACGAAAAGATAATCCGAATGATGTCGCCATGTACAAAAAAGGCGGCAAGGTTAAATCAAAAGTAAATGAAGCAAATGCGTATACCAAACCCGGTATGCGCAAGTCTTTGTTTGAATCCATAAAAGCCAGATCAGTACAGGGTACGGGTGCTGGCCAGTGGAGCGCAAGAAAAGCACAATTGTTGGCAAAAGAGTACAAAGCCAAAGGTGGGGGCTACAAATGAAGAATCCGCAACAGTCTCTCAAAGATTGGGGCGATCAAAAGTGGCGTACTAAAAGCGGTAAGCCATCAAGCAAGACAGGTGAGCGGTATCTTCCAGAGAAAGCAATCAAGGCATTGACTCCCGCAGAATATGCGGCAACAACCAAAGCAAAGCGTAAAGGCAAAGCGGCGGGCAAACAATTTGTGGCGCAACCAAAGACTATTGCAAAGAAAACAGCAGGGTTTAGATAATGGCACAGACATCTGGCGTCGCAGCGTTTAATCTTCAGCTTCCCGAGTTAGTCGAGGAAGCTTTTGAGCGTTGTGGCTCCGAGTCTCGCACTGGATACGATGTGCGTACGGCACGTCGTTCATTGAACTTGCTTTTTGCTGATTGGGCCAATCGTGGCATCAACATGTGGACGTTTGAGCAGGATGCCATTACTTTGGTTCCCGGACAGCCCACATACGCATTGCCTGACGATACAGTTGATTTGCTTGAGCACGTCATCAGGACTCAACAAAACGTGGCCAACAATCAGGCCGACCTAACAATTACCCGCATCAGTGTTTCTACTTATGCGACGATTCCTAACAAGTTAATTCAAGGACGTCCCATCCAAGTATGGATTCAGCGTCTTTCAGCCAATGATCAAGTCACTGCTGCCACTGTATATTCCGCTGTTGGCACAACGGACACCTCGATTGCCGTTAGTACCCTCAATGGACTACCAAATGCGGGTTTTATTAAGCTCGATTCCGAGCTGATTGGGTACAACGAACTCCAGCCTGCGGCCAACGGCAACCCTGCTTATCTCTTGAACTGCACTCGCGGACAAGGAAACACCACGGCTGCTACGCATAATGCAGGGATAGCGGTAATTTTTTCTCAAAAGAACAGCATTACTGTGTGGCCAACCCCAGATTCATCACAAACATACCAGTTTGTGTACTGGAGAATGCGCCGTGTACAGGATATGGGTGGCGGTACCAACATTGCAGACGTGCCATTTAGGTTTATTCCCTGCTTGGTAGCAGGTTTGTCCTATTACATGGCGCTTAAAATCCCCAATGCTTTGGAAAGACTGCCAGTTTTGAAACAGCAGTACGATGAAGCGTGGGAGTTGGCGGCTGGTGAAGACCATGAGAAAGCGGCAGTGCGCTTTGTACCCCGTAGGATGTACATTGGCGGGAGCTACTAGTCATGGGTAACCGATTTGCTTCTGGTAAAAATGCAATTTCGGAGTGTGATCGCTGCGGTTTTCAGTACAAACTGACGGTTTTGAGAAAAGAAATCATCAAGACCAAGAACTACAGTATATTGGTGTGCCCAACTTGTTGGGATCCAGATCAGCCTCAGTTGCAGTTGGGTATGTACCCTGTGGATGACCCACAAGGCTTGCGTGATCCCCGCCCAGATACCACTTATTACGCGTCTGGCGTGACAGCAACGGGCAGTATTGGTGGCGGTAGTAGAGTATTTCAGTGGGGATGGAATCCTGTTGGCGGTGCGTCTAGTTTTGATACGGCGTTAACGCAAAATAATTTGATTCCGGTCGTACAAGTTGGTACAGTTACAATAGTTACAACGTAGGAGTTTAGAATGAAGCACGATGATATCAAAGAGGACAAAAAGCTGATTAAAAAAGCTTTTTCAATGCATGACAAACAAGAACATCCCGGTAAGCACACCAACCTATCCAAGCTCAAAAAGGGCGGCCCCACAGGCAAAGATATGCGTGCTTCTGGACGTAACATGGCCCGCGCTAAAAACCAAAGAGGTGGTTAATATGGCTAAGAACAATCTTCCTGCGTCTAAGTACGCAAAGCCTCACACAATGGAAGGCAAAGCTGTTGGCCCCAAAGATGCGGGCACAGAGCCAGAGTTCCAAAAGAAAAAGAACTGGGTACCACTCATGGGCGTATCCATCACGATGGATGACCGCGTTGAAACTGAAGGCATCAAGATTCGCGGTACTGGCGCAGCAACTAAAGGCGTGATGGCCAGAGGCCCGATGGCATGAATTACACTCAGCTTTCTCAGTCAATTCAAGACTATACACAAAACTACGAAACTACTTTCGTAGAGTATATTCCCACGTTCATTGAGCAAGCTGAGCAACGGATTTATAACACTATCCAATTTCCGTCACTTCGTAAAAACGTAACTGGCCCCCTTACACAGTACAACCAATATTTATCGCTACCTTCTGACTTTTTAGCGGTATATTCTTTGGCCATTTATCAAAATACCAGCACAACAGCTACTGGCACTTCAGGCACATACACAATTACGATTGCTTCAAACACCAACGTAGCGGTTGGACAAATTGTGTCTGGCACAGGCATTTCAAATGGCGCTACAGTTACAAATATCAACGGCCTAATCATTACTTTAAATTTAGCTTTAACCGGGAATGTTTCAGGAACAATCATCTTTCAAGGCAGTTATTTGTATTTGATTAATAAAGATGTTAACTTTTTACGTGAAACATACGGCAATCCCATCTCTTACGGCACACCACAGTACTATGCATTGTTTGGGCCCACCGTATCAGGCAGCTCAATTACTACCAATTTGACGGTAATGATGGGCCCAACACCTGACACAAACTACAACGCTGAGTTGCATTACTATTACTATCCCCAATCCATTACGACAACATCTGATGGCACTTCTTGGTTGGGACAGAATTTTGATACCGTGCTGTTGTACGGTTCTTTGGTTGAAGCTTACACCTTCATGAAAGGTGAGGCGGATATGGTCAAGTTGTATTCTGATAGATACACAGAAGCACTTGCTCTTGCTAAACGTCTTGGCGATGGTATGGAACGCACCGATGCGTACAGAACAGGCCAGTACAGTCAGGCGGTCACATGAGTTTAGTTCAAACCGCTACGACCAGCTTCAAGGTTCAACTGGCTCAAGGTTTACACAACTTTGGGCCAACTAGTCCCAATACGTTTTATATTGCGTTGTTCAACTCTACCGCTACTCTCAATGCGGCTACAACGCAGTATTCAACACAGCTTGTTGGTGAAGTACCCACAGGCAACGGATACACGCAAGGCGGCCAGCAACTTGTAATCAGCCAAACACCCACATCAGGTTCTACAGGCGGGGTAGTGTCATACTGGTCTTTTGCCAATGTTGTTTGGAGCCCTGCTGCATTTACATGTCGCGGTGCCTTGATTTACAATGCAAGCCA